TCCATCTGCTTGGCCAGCGCCAAGTTGAACGCTTCGCGGCGCTTGGCGCGCAATGATCCACCACCGGCCATCGGCACGTTCTCTGCCGTCTCACCGATGATCTTCATGAACTTGTTGTCGCTCAACTGGTGAAAGTTGATCGGCACTCCGGCGTCGGTGGCCTTGCCGACCAGTTCCATGGAGCGCTGGCTCAGCCGCGGCGTCGCAGCCTCCACGGCGGCATCACCCGCCGCACGTGCAACGTCACGACCGGCGCGCACCGCAGTGCCCACCGCGCGCTCGGGCATCGGGTTCACCAGCGTGCCGCGCGGGCCGGTGCCGACGGCCGGCAGCGCTTGCAGCACCGTGTCGGCGCCTTCGGTGATCTGGCGGCCGAACTGCGTCTCCGGCTCGCCGCCGGAGGTCAGCCGCGTCTGCCGGTAGATGTCGCGCACGACGCCGACGCCGCGCTGCGCGCCCGCCTCCATGTTCTTCTCGGCGCTGCCGCCCGTGACCGGCGTGGCCAGCAGCCCGACCATGCCGCCGGCGCCTCCGCCCACGAGCTTGGCAACGATGTCGAGCGCACCCTCGACGGCGCCGACCACCTTGTCGCGGATCGGGTTGCGCGCCGCGGCTTCCTGCCGCTGCCGGTCGGCCACTTGCTCCGGCGCGCGGCCGGCGGCCCACTCGGGGTCGACGCCTGGCACCGCCGCAGCGCCCAGCTTCCCGAGCGGCACGGCCGGTGCGGGCGGGGGCGCGGGCGGCGCGTCCGGAACGAACCGGCGGCGCGGCGCGGCGGCTTCGGTGGAGTCAGGCACGAACGGCATTACTGCCAAGTCCCCGTTTGACCGTTGATCGTGATGCGGTCGCCCGGCTTGAGCTTGCCGGCCTTGGCCGCGGCTTCCGCTTCGGCTTCCGAGGCGAACGTCGGCGTCTTGGCGCCTTGCCCTCGCTCGCGGATGCGCGCCGAGCCTTCGTTGAACTGACGGCGCAGCTGGTCGCGCACCGCGCTCGGTGCCTTCTCGGCGGCCTTCATCTCGGCCTTCAACTGGTTCATGATCGCAACGAGTGCCGTGTGCCCGTCCGCCCGTGACAGCATGGCGCGGGCGTGATCCTTGTCGCTGACTGTCGGTGTGCCCACCGGGCTGACCGCGCGGGCATAGGCGTTGATAAACGAGTTGAGTGCAGCGCCGAAAGCTCGGGTCTCCGGATCGCCGGTTTGATCGTTGTAGGCAATGATGGCCTTGTTGACCGGCATGAAGCTTGTGCGCGAAACCACGGCCGACGTGTTGACGACCAAATCCGCCATCTCCAGCGCTTCCTTCTCGGCCAAGCCAAAGTTAGCCGTGCGCGTGCCTAGCGTGCGCTGCGCGGCCTTTTGCCCTTGAAACTCTGCTTTGGCCAGCACCTGTTCGGGAACCGTGATCCCCAACTCATCACCGAGTTCGGTTATGCGATTGCGCAAAGCAACCACGTTTGCTGCGCCTTGCGCGCCGCGGCCTAGGTTGGTGAAAACGGAATCGTCACCGTCGAGCGCTTGCATCGCCATCTTGGTAAGTGCTCGATCACTCAGCGTCGGTTCCACTGCAGGTTTGCTGCCGCCGGCGCCGCCAGCGCCGCCAGCGCCGCGCGGCGCCAAAATGCGCGGCGGCGCGCCGTAAGGAATGTCTTCTTGACTGATCGGCTTGCCAGTCTCGTCGCGCGTGATGAGCCGCACACGGTCTTTTAAATCAATCTTTTCAACCGTGGTGTTCTTCTTGGTCGGCCGGCTACGCGCGGTCAGATCGTCAAGATACTTCCGTGCCTCCGGACCGCCTTCTTTCTCGCCTTCAGCCAAACGCTTGGCAATCGCCGGGTTGCGCAGCGCCTCGGCTAGCGTACCGACATTCCCCATGTAGTCAAACCCCCGCTTCAGATCAATCGGAACGATTTGATCCTTTTCGTCGGTCGTACCGTCGCGCGTCATTGCTGCGTCGTAGTACAGCGGTTGTCCGTCTGGCCCGATTATGTCGGTGTAAACGCGCAAGATCGGGTACACCTTGTCGGGGTAGCTGACACCGTTGGCGTCTTGTGCGGGAACAAGCCGCACGACTTCCTTCTTGGTGATCGTGCCGCCGTAAGGGCTGGGCTCGCCGATGCCGCGTTTCAGATACGTCGGCCCGAGCAACCCGTTGATGCCCTTGATCTGCATGTCGACGTTGCCATACTTCAGCCCGTCAGTGATGTCGCTGACGTGCTGCGGCATCTGTGCAAGGTCTTGCAGCGTCATGCCCATTGAGCGGACAAGATGCAAGACCAGGTCTTTCGGAGGCACATCATCTAGGCTTTGTCGGCCCGCCTGCACTCGGGTTAAAAAGTTGATGGACTCTTGGCGAGCGGCGCGCAGTTGAGCCTTAAGCTCACCGTATCGCTTTGCATCTTCGGGATCCACCGGCATGTTCTGCAACTGCCGGGCCTTGGTGGTGGTTTCAATATCGCCAATGCTTTTCTCAAGCGCGCCAATCGCTTCAGCCGCGCGTTGGCGACGTTCGTTCTCATCCAACCGTTGCTGCTGACGCTGCTCGGTGGAGCGCATGAGTTCCAAGCGCTCGTTCTCGCGCTTGGCAGCTTGGTCTGCGCGTTCGTCGGCACGCGCCTTGTAGACATCCTCAACGGCTTGCCGCTTCTGAGTCTGCTCGTCTTGGTAGGCGTCGCGCGCCATTCCATACCCGGTGTTCAAACCGGCGGCGAGCCTTGCTGCGAGACCTCGTGCCATGTCCGTCCCTCAGTCGAAGAGGCCGCCGGCGATCGCACCGGCAGTGCCGCCGATCAGCGCACCGAGAGGACCACCGACCGCGCCTACTTGCGAGCCGGCGTAGAACCCGCCAAGTGCGCCCACCGTCGACCCCAGCTGCACGCGCCCGGCCTTCTCCTCCGCTTCCAGCATCTGGTTCTGGCTGTTGCGCTGCGTCTCCTGCTGCGCCGCAGCACCGAGCGTGCCCATGGCCTGTTGCTGGGTGTCCTGCCCCAGCGACTGCAAGGTTGCCCCGACTCCGCGCGCCATCACATGCCTCCCATCGGTGCGGGGTTGCCGAGGATCGACTGCTGCCGCATGCGGGTGGTGTAGCCTGCGGCGTTCTGCGCGTTCACGTCGGCCAGCGCGCGGGTGAGGCCGGTCTGACGTTGCCGAGCCTGCTGCTGATCGGCGTCGAGCGTCACGCCCAGGCCGCGCATGCGGCGCTGGAAAGCGCCTTCTTGCGCGTCGAAACTGGCGTTCACGTCTCGGCTGGCCTCGGCCATGTTGTTCGACACCACGTTGGGGTCGGTGGCGTACTGGATCAGCTGGTTCTCCAGCGGCACAAAGGTGCTGACGTAGTTCGCCCACTGCTGCCGCGTCATGGCCGCGTAGGTGTCCGAAGCGTAGGTCTTCGAACTCTGGCTGAAGCCGTAGGGGTTGGTGAGCATTGATGTCGCCATGTCACTTCCCGGCTTGCGGATTGGTATAGAAATCATCGGCCTGCGCGCCGAGCACAGTTGGCGTCGTGCCGGTCGGCAACGGAGATTTCTTTGGGGTGGGACGCATTGCGGCTTGCAGGCCGTAGCCCGCCACGTTGCCGATTGCTTGCCCGACGGCCCCTTGCTTCTCCAGCGCGGCTTGCGCGTCGGCCTGCGCCTGCGTGGCACTCATGGCGGCCTGCTGCGTCAGCGCGCTGCCGACCGCTGCGGCCTCGCCGCGGCCGGTGGCGGCCAGACTGGCCAGCGCCTGGGTGTAGGCGTCGTCCACGCTCTGATCGGCCGTCACCTGGCCCATTCCGCGCGAGACAGCCTTGTCGTCGGACAGCGACGACTCGGCGCCGACTTGGCGGCCGCTGCCGAGACCGACGCCCGCACCGGCGAGCTTCTTCTCCAGCGCGCCTTGCGCTTCGGAGAACGCGATCTGGCTGTCGACGTTGGCGCGACCGGTGGTTTCCTTGCGCTGCGCGGAGTCGGAAGCGCCCGATTTGGACACCTGGGCCGCCAGCCGGCGCTGCAACGGCAACCACCGCTTCTGGTAGTCCTGCAGGCGATTGACGGCGAACTCCGTCATCGCGCGCTGCTGCGCGGTTTCCTTGACTTCTCCACCACCTTTGCTCACGTCACACGCCTCATGAACTCGTCGGTTCCGCGGCGGGTCCATTCCGGCCCCAGCCGCCTTGCCCAGCCTCTGCGCCTTGCAACGAAGGCGATTGTCTGTGCACCGAGATCGCGTGCTATCGCAAGCAGCGCGGCGTCTTGACGCTCGTAGGCTCCATGCCGGAAAGCTACCGCCAACCAGACGAAGACTTCAAGCCCGTCGGGGCCCGGCCGAAGGTCAATGACCATCATGCCGTCCTCACAGGCCAGGCATAAAGCCTGCTCGTTTTCACATTGTGCCTGAATCTCCGCGAGTTCGGAAGCCGTGGCCACGCCTAGCCGGAGCCCTCGGGCTGCGCGGGCAACGAACTCCGGCTCTTTGATCGTGAAGTCAGTCCCCGAGCAGCCGTTCACAGCTTGAAGTTCGTGAACCACGGGTAGCCGTTGGCGCCCACCGTCACGCCGCAGAATTGCCGCGCCTGCACCGATGGGCCGCTGGTGTTGTAGGGGGTGAACGGGCCGGTCGTGCCCGGGCCATATGCGATCTGCCGCAGCTTGAGAACGAAGCCCTCGCCTTTGGTCTGCCCGAGCAGCTGGATCGGGACGAACCAGACCTTCGCGTTGGAAGTGTCGCTCAGGATGTCCGTGCTGCTGACCGCCGCGGCCGCCCAGGTGCCTGCCGGCGAGAAGGCCCAGAAGTACACCCTGTCGGTCGCGCCGTAGTTCGTGCGGATGCAGGGGGTCACCGTGCCGGCGTTGGGCTTGGTCGTCGACCATGTAATCGACGAGGTGATGGCGCTGAAATTCGACATGCTTGCCGTGCCAAACCCAACCACAGCGCCGTAGGCGTTGTCGGACGCATCGACGAGCAGCTCACCCGCTCCTGAGTAGTAGCCCGTCGAACTCCCTGGATTCTGGAACCCGAAGAAAACCGCTTCGGCGCTGTCGAAATAGAAGGGTTGGATGCTCGCGCCGTAGATGGTGGCCACCGTCATGGCTGCCCACACCTTCGTGCAGTTAGTATCGCTACCGAGGATCGTGCCGCTACTGGCCGTCAGGTTGCTCGGCGTGTCGACGTTGCCGTTCGGGAACCACGCGCCGTAGAGCGAATTGGTCGTTGGCGCTGCGTCCAAGATCGCGGCGTTGTTGCCTGCCGGCGCACTCGTCCACACCGCCAACAAGATGCGCCCCGCGCTCGCATCCTTGCGCTTGAGCACGATGTAGTTCGGACTGGTAGCGGTATTGCTGCTGGCCACCTCCCACGAGAAGGATGAATCCGCGCTCTTACTGTTGACCAGCGCGACGATGTCGGTGATCAGCGCCGCAACGGTCGTGCCGCTTTTGGTGCCGAGCCCGGAAGAAAACCAAGTCAGGGTTGCGCTCATACGTAGTCCACCACTTGCCAGCTGTTGTCGATAGTCGGGAACGCCGCGAGATCCACCACCAAGACGCCGACAACGAAGATCGAGACGCTCTGCCCGGCATTGATCTGCCGCTCCCACCCGTCGCCGTTCCACACCCACGTGCGGGCGCCGTAGGTGTAGGTCTGGCCAACGGTCGGTGCGCTCGGGAAGTCGATCATGCGACGCGCTCCCAGCCGCTACCGTTCCACTGCCACGTGCGGCCGTTGAACGTGTAGCTTTCCCCGGTGGCCGGCGAGCTCGGAAAGTCGATCGTCATAGCTCGACCCACTGCGACGAGGTGCCGTCGTTCACGTAGCGGTACAGGATGCCGGTGTCAGGATCGAACCACTCGTCACCGTCGGACGGGGAGCTTGGTGCGCTACTGCTGTTCGTCCACGAAGGCCCTCCACCTCCGCCGGTGGCCGAGATCACCAGCGCGCCGGCACTGTTCGGCGAGATCGAGACGTTGGTGCCCGCCACCAGTGAAACCGCCAGCAACGCGAGCACAGTCTCCACGAAATCGGCGATGTCCGCCGACTCGATGTTGAGCATCGACTTCACCTGCGCGGCCGTCAACGCTTGCGGCGCGGCCGGGCCGCTCAGGTTCGCGTTGCCGATGATCGTCTCGGCGGGCAGATCCGCCATCTTGGCCAGCGTGACCTGGCCGTTCTTGATCGTCCAGACCGTGCCGGCGAAGGTGACCTCGACATCGACATAGTCACCATCGTTGACGTAGCCGCCCCCACCTCCGCCGCCCCCACCGCTGGCAAGCGTGATCAGCTGCCCATCGACCAAGTAGACGTAGCCGTCCCCGGAAGCGAGCAGCTGCGTCAGTGGCAACAGCGCCTGCGCGAGCAGCTTGTAGGTCACCGGCATGTGCTGCTCGGCGTCGTTATAGACCCCGAGGTACTGCAAGGCCGGAAAGCCCGGCTTGACCCACAGCGTGGTGGTCGACAACGCGATGCCGATCGGCACCGACACGTTGGTGTACTCCGGCCACTGGGTTAGCCCCTCGATGCCGAGGAACACCGGTTCGAAAGCGGTGAACGCCGCTCCCGAGATCGTGCACAGACCCTCGCGTTGCACCAGCACCGACGAGCCCGAGCTCGCTGCGGCACGCGCCACGCCGAGGATGTTGTAGATCGTCGTGGGGTCGTTCGGGTTCGCTTCGGCGCAGGTGCCGTCGCCGCTGCCGTACACCGGGTAGCTCTGGCGCACCGCCGACGACGCCCGCAGCGTCTGCGTCTGCGACGCGGTTGAGCCGGCGCTGCTCAGCGAGTTCACCACTTGCTGAAGCTGCGAGACCTGAATCTTGAGGGTCTGGATGTCTGCGGCCGACGTCGGCCCCGGCGCGGTGTTCTGCAATAGCGTGACGAGCCGCTCCAGCGCCTCGATGCGTTGCCGGATAGCCGCAACCAGACCGTTGACCTCGCGCGGGTCAACGGTGCGCGCGTTGCCGATGCCTGGGCTGCCGAGCGCCATCAGGTCAACTCCGTCACGTCCTCTGCGATCTGGATCTCTCGGATGGTCGACGTGCCCAGCACTTCGATCTCGACCTTGGAGTAGACATCGACCGCGGGCAGCGTGAACTCTTCCTCGCTAGTGACTGCAACTTCATCCACCTGCACACCGTCGCCGTACACGCGCATGAGGATGTTGCTGTAGTCCTCGGCCTTGACTTGGGCGATCAGCATGGTCGCCGGATAGGGCAACAGCCACAGCTTGCCCTTCCAGCGATAGGTCATCAGTTGAGTGTCATCGCCTTCGAACTGCGAGATCACATTGCCGTCGGCGATCCCCGCCGGCGTGGTCGGTGCGACCGGCAACGAGGGGTCATCCGGCTCGTCGATGTTGTCGACCACCGTGTAGAGCGTGTCCGTGATCGGATCGACGTGCGCTGCGGAAGCATGGAAAGGCATCTCGACGACACCGAAACCGTTGGCCTTCATGTCGAGCGCATATGCCTTGTAGGTCTGCCCCGGCGTGCCACTGCCGCCCTGCTCCGGCGGCCGCGCGAAGAGCCAGTAGATGTCGTTGTGCTGCACCGCGCGGATCGTGGTCGGGTCCAGGGCCTTCCACTGACGCAGCGTGAACACGCCGTCCGTGAGGTTGCGCACCTGGCCCACACCTTGCACTGCCATCAAGCCGTCAGTGCCCGGGAACACCACACCGATGCCCGTGAGGTAGGCGAAGCCCTGCTTGCTAACCGCGGCGTAGGGCACTTCGAACTTGCTCATGCTGTACGTCGCCGGGTCGTTGCCGATCGCGACGTAGACGAAACTCTGCGTGCCGATCACCACCGTGTTGTCGACGTTGGCGATGCCGACGATGTCGGTGTCCGTGTTGAGCCGGTACAGCGGCGGCCAGGCGTGCGGCCGGTTCTGCGCAGAGAAGCACAGCTGGTTGCGGCGGAAGCCCACCATGATGCCGTTCGGCAGGGCCAGGATGCCCTCCAGGTCATCGGGCGGCAGATCCCAGCCGGTGCTCTCCAGCACCTCACCGAGTTGGGCGTCGGTCAGCACGTCGTCGTAGGTGGCCGTCGCCAACGGGATCTCCGCGACGAACAGGAACTGCGTGCCGGTGTTGCCGGTCGCGGCGCGGTAGATGCGCTTGGTCGTGATGGCGTAGGCCGCGTCGATCCCCGACGGCACCGCCACCGGCGTGGACACCGTGACGGTCAGGCCGTCCGGTCGGAGGATGGTGGCGCTGGCCGGCGACGGCGCACTCTCTTCGCCGATGTCGTTGACGAAGGTGTAGACGTAGCTGGTTGCGAGGTTCGCCGGCGTGTAGCCGGTGCTGCCGCTGGCCTGCACCTGCACCTGACGGATGTAGGCGTAGGAGGTGCCCCCGAGTTGATCGAACGTGCTGTAGGCCCCGCAGTAGTCCCCGATCGTGGTGCTGACCGTGGTCTCGTAGCTGCCGATGTCCACATCACCGAGCGTGCGCACGGTGGCGGTGATCTTCAAGCTGCCGTCCGAGTTCGGGACGACCTTGATGCGCATCTTGTAGTAGGTGTCGGCGTCGAGCGCGAGGCCGGTGGTGTACCCATTGATGCTGCCGTACTGAGCCCACGAGCCCGCAATACCGGCGCCCAAGCGCCACGTCGAGCCGCTGACGCGCTCGATGATGATCGCCGTGCCCACCCCGGCGCCGTCGCGCATCACGCCGAAGCCGAGCCGCGAGCGGCCCGCCACGTTGTTGCACGCCCATTCGTAGGTGGCTTCGACCACCGACGCCGTGGCCACACCGAAGTTGCGCGAGAGGAACGTCGGGATCTGGCCGCCATTCGTGTCGCGCCACTTCAGCTGGTACACCGTGCCCGAGCCGCCGAGCGGATCGGAGACCTGGCTGACTTCACTTTCGAAGGCCATGGCTCAGTCCGTGAAGGGCACGACCGGGGAGATCGTCCACGAGTCATTCAACTGGTCACCGTTGTCGGTGATGTCCACCGAGAACGTCGTCGCCGTCGTGTCGACGCCCACGCTCAGCGTCGGCGGGCTGTCGGGGTTGGGCACGCCCAGTGGCCGCGTGGTGACCGGGTAGGGTTCGCTGCCCGTCGTGGCCAGCGCGTAGTTCGTCCACCGCGGCTGCGCATACAGCGCTGGCGCAGTGAGGTAGGTACGGTAGGTGTCGTCGCCGGGGATGATGCCGCGCGCAACATCCACGTCCACGCCCCACGACAACCACTTGTCATCGAGCAGGTAGATAGTACGCACCGGCACGGGCGTGGCCAGTGTCTTGGTGATCGAGAACTGCTTCCAGGCCGTGAGGTCGCCCGTCAGCAGCCGAGTGCCGACCGCGGCCTGCGCGGCATTCTCGGGCAAGAGATGCGGTTCGACGCGCGGGACTTCACCTCGCGGGTTGATGAGGGCGATCTTCACTCGACACGCCCTTCTACGCCAGCTTGGTGATCACCACGGACAGGGTGGCGGTGACCGACTGCTCGGTGTTGTTGAGCTCCAGCACGAAGTTGCGCACCAGATCCCCGCCGCTCATGCTCAGCAAGAAGCTGTCCGTGAAGTCGTACTGCTCCTGATCGCCGGCCACGTTGTGCCGGCTGCCCGTGGTCATCTGGTCTGGTCCCGTACCGGAACCGCTGTGCAGCGTGGCGTAGGTCGCCACGTTGCCGATGTTCAGCGTCAGCCGGGACGCAACGCGCACCTCGTAGACGCCCGCATCGGCGAAAGTGATCTCGTCGGAGGTGTCGTTGAAGCTGCCGACTGAAGCATCGGCGACGAGCGAGGTGTACGTCCACGATGAAACACCGCTGCCCGAGCCGCTACCGGCGAGGGTGAAGGCCATCACCGGGGTCGACCCCGCCGCCGGCGTGGACGGGTTGCTGGCGCTCGTCACCGTCACCACGTTGGCGTTTTCGCCTGCGCCGCGCGTGGCCACCAGCGGGTAGACGAAGTCCACCGTGTCGACATCGGGCAGGCCCAGATCGACGCCGTCCGCCTGGAACTGGATGTAGTTGGGGAATCCCTCCGGGGCCTGCGAGGGGAAGCCGTTACCAGCGGGGTTGAAGCCGAAGCTCATGGTTCACCGTCCCACGACGAAGGGGCGCGGCCGCGCACGCATCGAGCCCGTGTTGTAGGCCCTCTGCTCTTCGGCCTTGCCGTTGCTGACTGCGGAGTTCCAGATGGTCTCGTACTCCTTGGCCATCCGGGCGTCGGTCCAGGCTTGGCCCGGGATGCGCAGCAGGTGCATGAGCGCGCCGGCCTCGATGCCGGTGCTGTACTTCTTCAGCGGCTCGGCAGGCACCTGGGCGACGCCGTCCTTCGGCTGCACGCAGACCGTTACCAGCACGTTGTAGATGTCGTTGGGCACCGGCCACACTGCCACCTGCCCTTCCGGCACGTAGGCGTAGCGCGTCGGCCGGTTGTGCGGCGCGTCGGGATCCCACAGCGTTGAGTCCTGCATGCGCAAGGCGACGGTGTTCTGCAAGGTCGCACTGGCAGGCTGCGCGCCGCACGACATGGCGCGCACGCTGATGATCTCCAGATACGGGTCGCTGCCGAGGTCGTAGACCTGGGTGCCATCCACCGTCTGCCCGGGGATGTTGACGCGCAACCAGCGCGTCTCGGCGCACCAGTCGCGGTACGCCTTCACGTAGGCCCGGCGCAGCACCGTGCTGGGCGCTTTGCGCGCCACCAGCGCGATTGAGGCCAGTTGATCGAAGACGTTGACGAAGACGGTCATGCGACCCCCGGCGATTGCGCGACCTTCGGCGCCACGGCGACCTGGCCTTGGGACTTGAGACCGAGCGCGAGACGGGCCTCGTTCATGTACTGCTGGAACTTGCCGAGGTCTTGGCGCTTCGCGTTCTTGGAGTAGGCCAGCGCGAGCATGATGCGCTCGATCGGGTACTGATACGCCTCCGACAGCGCGAGGGCTTCCCCGCTCGACCCGGTGACCGCGTCGGGAAAGGCCCCGTAGGTGATGCGCACGCTGCCGCTGCCGTTGTTGGGCGGGAAGACGTAGAACTTGCGCGGCACGCGCGGATCGGCGGCGAAGTTCTCGACCTCTGTCTGCTGCGTGGCCGCAGGCCAGAAGCGATTCTCTTCTTGCAGCAGCGCGAGATCGGTCTGCGTCACCGCGCGGCCGGTACTCGCGTTGTCGCTGATGTCGATCAGCGCGGTCGCGTTCGCGGGCAGATCCTGCGCGATGCCCGCCACGAGGCTGACGAAATCGCGCACGGGGTAGGCGTCGAGCTTGAGGTCGCCGCAGATCATCCGCTGCGCCTCGTTCAAGTTGTCGACGTGCTCAGCGCGACTCCACGTGCGAAAGGCCGTGTCCAACAACGTCCGGGCGACGTTGTTGATGATCGTCTCGATCGTCACGGCCATGCGCTACTCCCTCACGCGAGGTTGCCCGCCTCGGCCGCCAGGCGGCGCAACTCGGCGCGCAGCTTGTTGTGGTGCAGGGTCGGGTCCAGCGTGACGCCGTACTCCGACGCGGCGAAGCCGACCATCTCTTCGACGCTGGCCTTACCAATGTCGAATACCGGGGCGTCGGCCAGCGATAGCGGATCGCCGCCGTTCATGCTGCGCAGCCACGCTTTGCGCTCGTCCGGGCCCGCCTTCGGCGAACCGGTGAATACGCGGTACTTCGGGTGCTTGCGCAAGGCGGGCACGTTCGGCATGAGCCGACCGTCCTCGACGTGGATGAGGAACGGGAACTTTTTGTCCTGGGAGATGCGGGCGCGGCGCGCGGCCAGCGCGGCTTCTTGGGCTTCGGTGATCATCGGGTAGCTCCGGGGTGATCGTTGAAATGAACCGGCGAATGCGTGAACAGCACGCGCTCGGCAGTGATACGGGCGGCTACGGCGTCAACGACCGTGTCATGCAACCCCAAGTGCTTCCGCCGCCGATTCATGGCAATGCGGGCGAGCCACTTGTTCTTTGCCGGCAGATACGTGACGCCCCGGAAGCCGGAAGTCGCATCACTGCGCAGCCCTTGGTTTTGCCTCTGCTCTCCGGCCGTAGCCTCGCGCAGATTGGCCCACCGATTATCGGTGCGATTCCGGTTCTTGTGGTCGACTTCCTGTACCGGCCACCGGCCAGTCATGTAGAGCCACGCCAGTCGGTGCGCCCGGTAATCGACGCCGTCGATCATAATCCGCCAGTAGCCTTTGCCGTCAAGACTTCCGGCACGGGCATATGCCACTTTCTTACGGCCGCCGATGTTCCAAGTGAACTCGCCCGTTTCCGGGTCGTAGTGCACTTGGAGCATGAGCGTCTGCTGATCGAGCATGGCGGGCGTCAATGTAGAAACCGGCGCCACAAGGGCGCCGGCTGGACGACACGGACTCCGGTCAGGAGCCCGTGGGCGAAGTGCCGGGCGTGTACGCCGGACGCTTCATCTTGCCCGCCTCGCCGTTCTTCTGGGACGGGCCCAGCGGCTTGTGCGGGTAACGCGCCTTGGCCTTGCCGCTCGCCTGGGACATCTCCTTCTGGATCGTCTCGGGCGGCACACGGACGGTGTCGTTCGCGCCGTAGGGGTTGCTGGTCTTCATTGATCTGCTCCTGTGTGTTGGGCGGGCAGGATGGGGTGCTCACGCGCCCCATCCTACACCGATCAGCCCTTGCTGACCACTGCCGTGCCGACGTAGTTCGGGCCGATGACCTCGTAGCCGAACACCATCAAACCCCGAATAATATACCCGAAGTCGCTGGGGTTGTCGATCATCTGGCACTCGACGATCTGGGACGCGAAGGTCAGGCCGGCGCTGTGGCCGAACATGACGTAGGTCGCGGGGCCCGGGCTCGTCTGCGTCAGCTGGTTGCGGCTCTGGTAGATCGTGAAGCGGTCGATCTCGCCCACCTTGCCGTTGCGCAGGATGGACACGCCATCGCCGGCCAGCGACGCGATGCGCAGATCGGACTTCTTGATCAGGGCGATGAACCACGGCGGCGCCACCATCCAGCGACCTTCGTCGGACACGTTCTGCTCGTCGAGCACCGTGCCGCAGTCGACGATGAAGTCCACCACATCGGTCTTGGAGACCGAGCGCGGGGTCGTCGAGTCGCCCAGGTTGATGTTGTTCGAATCCGCGCCGGCGGTCGGGCCCGCGTTGTCTGCCGACACGTCCGCGGGGATCGTGGTCAGCATGTCGGCGTCGGCCGCGATGCGCAGCTGGATCGAACCGTCGTTGGCGAAGATGTCGGCCAGGTCGAGGTCCGACTGGCGCGAATCCACGGTCGACAGGGCCACCGCGAACGACTTGGCTTGGTCGATGGCCAGCGTCACCGAGTTGTTGGTCGGGTACTGCGGGCTCAGGCCCGCGCCGATCACGTAGTCGGAGATGGTCACGTCCGGGATGGTGCGGATCTTGACCTGGGCACCGAAGCCGGTGATCTCGCCCTCGTAGTCGGTCGAGGCGATTTCACCGAAGACGGTGGTCTTGTAGAACTTCTCGACCAGCTTGGCCGAGTACAGTTCCGGGTCGAAGTTGATGGTGCCGCTCGGACCATAGTCCGGGACACCCGATGCGCGAGGAACGCCCATGATTAGCTCCTAGTGTCAGGCGTTGGTAGCCACCGGCTACCGCGGGAGCTTCAGTCGCGCTTCGAACTTGGCGAACTCTTCGTCCGACACGTAGCCAGGTTGGCCCGGGCGCTTGGTCGCGCGGCGGCGGTACATTTCCTTGATCTCGGCCCCGGAAGGCCGACCTTGCCCGGGTTCCGGAGCACGCGGAGGGGTGTCACCACCATTCGCACCGCTGCCACTGGGCGCCACGGGAGGCGTCGGTACCGCCGGCGCGGCGCTGCGCAGATAGTCCTTGAACATCTTCGCAACGGCGCGGGCGTTGAGCTTCGCGCAGTGCGAGGTCAGGATGTCCTGCCGCACCATGCCGGTCGCCTGGTCTTCCTCGTCCAGCCAGGCCAGCCACCCCTCGCTCTTGTCGAGCTCGCGGTAGTTGGGCACCTGCTCTTCGATGGCCTCTTCGAACTCCGCGACCTTGCGTTTCTGCTCGGCCTCCGCGTCGTCTCGCTGCCGGTTCATCAGCGGCTCGATCTGCGTCTTGACGGTGTCCTGTGCCACCTTGGTTGCCGCGGTGACGGCGGCCTGCGCCATCGCCATCGCGTCTTCTTCGCCCAGGTTCTTGATCTGCTCGTCCGTGAAGAACTGCTTGAGGTCGATCGTGGGCGCAGCCGAAGGTGCTTGCTGCTGGAGTCGGCTGACCTCGGCGGTCAACCTGTCAATCTCCTGACGGAACTCGGCGACGACGGCCTTGTGCTCGTCTTCTCGGGCGCGGAGGCGGCCGGCGACTGCTTCGAAGCGGTGCTTCCAGTAGGTCGGGTCGCTATGCCGCGGATCCTCGACGGCGGGCGTCTTCGGGGCGTTGGCGTCAGGCGTGTTCGCAGTCGTGTCGGCCGGGGTTTCCGGGGTCGCCGCGACGGCGGGGGGCGGCGTTTCCGAGTCGGCCGGCTTGGTGCTCGCTTCGTAGCGCTGTTGAACAGCGGCCGAGCGGCGGAGGACGGCGCGAGGGAGTCGCGTTTCGTTCGAAGGCTGTGAAGCCTGCTGCATGTGGGTTTCTCCGAGGTCCAGGCGTCACCTGGGGAATCGGTTTTGCAGGGGGCGAACGCGGGCCCTGTCAGTGCGGGTCAAACCGGGTCTGCGAGGCGACAGAGGGTTTGACTCGGGTCAGCTTCTGCTCGGCAGTTGCGATGTCGGCGATCATCTCGTCGACCGCGAGAGCCCGGCCTTGCCAGCGGAGAACCTCTTCCCCGGTGACGGCACGCAGCTTCTCGTTGCACTCTGCCTGCTTGGCTTGCAGCAACCTGAGCAGTTGACGGCCTTCGGGGGACTTGTTCAGTCGCGCCAGGAAGGCGAGGTCTTCGGCATTCAGGTGCATGTGCGGCGGATTCTATGACTTCTGGTTATGAAGACGCAAGTCAATCGTCAGCCAGGTCGTTGGCGGCGCGCCGCGCGATCTCAGCCTTGCGCTCCGCGTTGATGGCGCGCTTCTCGGCGGCGCGCAGCAGCGCGAGCGTCGTCTCCATGTGCTGCGCGTGCGCACGAGCTTGCTTCTCCAGGGCCTTCTGAAGCTGGGCAACCTGCTTGGCCAGCCCAACCACCATGCCCTCGACGGAGGCCGTCAGTTCCTCGATCGCCTGCTTGAACTCGGCGGAGGCGAGCACCGCCGGCGGCGTGGGCTCCGCCGGAGCGGGTGCGGCTGCTGTCTCGACCGATGCGGGGGCCGGGGCCGGCGCGACGGGCGCTGGTGACGCCACGACCTTGATCTCGGGGATCTCGATCTCTGGCGCTGCCACCTCGACCGGCGGCAAGACGATCTCGCCCATACCGGTGCTGCGCGGCTTCGGCGCCGGCGCTGGCGGCGCGAGAGGTTCGGCTGGCGGCGCGAGAGGTTCGGCTGGCGGCGCGGCGAGCTCAGCGGCCTCGGCCGCTGCCGCGTCTTCCTTGCGCTTGCGCTCCCACCGGATCCGCGTGTTGTGCGACGGGCCTTGGAACTTGGCGTCGGTGAGGTCGACCTCGCCGGTGCTCACCGTGATGGTGACGGTGCTGCCGGCTGTCGCCTCGGCGCCGCCGGCGGGCACCTGCGAGATGACCGCGCCGGCGGGCACGGTGCTGCTCGCCGCCGTGACGACGGCTACAACGAAGCCCGCGCTTTGGAGCGCCGTGGTGGCGTCGGCCTGCGTCTGCCCGACGACGTCGGGCACCGTGACCGCCGCGGCAGCCTGCCACGCGGTGCCTGTCCAGGCCCCGGTAGCCCACGCGCCGGCGGCCCAGGCTGTCACGGCGTGCCGCCCCAGTTCGTCGTGGTGCTGCCGTTTTGCTGCACTGCGTCACCGATCACGTGCGTGATGTTCGCATCGACCTTGCCGGCCACGGTGAAGGTCAGGCTGTCCGTCTTGGCCTTGATGGCGGTCTGGTCCGCAGCGCCGGCCAGTGCAGTGAGCCCCGCGCCGGCGGCGCCGATCTCTGCGGTGTCGACGAGGATGGCTGCCGTGTCGCTCTTGACTGCCGCGACGTCGGCCGCGAGGCTGGCGCCCGCCGGCGCACCGACGCGGTCATAGATCGCCGTGGTGGCAGCGATCACCAGCGATTGGTCGGCCGGGTCGCTCGGCAGGTTGTCGGTCTTCGCCTGGATGGCCGTGGCCTGCGCGTTGGTGGCGAGGTTGTCGGCGGCGAGATCCAGCCCGGTGCCGTTGGCGATGCACTCCAGCCCGTTGGCGTTGCCGGCCTGCCCCTCGGCCACAATGCCGGCACCACTGGTAGATCCACCGAGGCCGTGGATGCCGTGGCCGGTCGGTCCACCAGTGCACATGATGCCGTCCCCGGTGCCGTCTCCTGTTGCGCTGAAGCCATTGGAGTTGCCGGCGCGCGCCGCCGCGAGGATGCCGGCACCGCTCGACGAACCGCCGAGCGCGTGGATGCCGCGGCCGGTCGAGCCGCCAGTGGCCGCGATGCCGTCGCCGGTTCCCGCGCCGCTCGCCGACAGGCCGTTGCCGTTGCCGCCGCTGCTGTTCAACGTCAGCGCATCGCCGGAGGCGTTGGAGATCGTCACGCCGCCGGTGAACGACACCGCGCTGGAGTTGGTGCCGGTCTTGAGTGAACTGTCGCGGCGCAGGCTGAACGAGAAGACGCAGGCGCCGGCCACCGACACCCCATCCACCTGGCCATCGGTGATGACGACTTCGAACTGCGAGCCGGCCGAGTAGAAGGTGCCATCAGCCGAGGTGTCGATGGCGACGTGGTTCAAACCCGCGATGCCATCGAAGTTCGTCGTCAGGGTCACCCCGGCAACGCTCTGCGTGGTGCTGCCGTCCTTGTAGACGCTCACCTGGGGCCCCGATCCCGCGCTCGCGAGCGCGAAGCACGCACCGGTGCTCGGTTGGTACGTGGTGAACTTGCCGTAGAGCGTGCCGCCGGTGTCGAAGTCGCCGAGGTTCTTCATGGTCGTGTCCTATGCAAGCGGCGCCGAGATCCGGCCGCTCATCGGGTTGCAGACGGAGGATGCGACGTTGTAGTCGAACAGTTGCACCAGTTGCAACTCCGAAGTCGTCCCGCGGATCCAGATCGCCCCTTGGTCGCCGGGCGACCCGCTCAGACCGGCGCCGGCCCAGGTTCCCGTGAGCGTCGAAACCCCATTGACGTAGCCGATCAGCGAACCGTCGTCCTGCACCTCCAACCCCAGCACATCGCCGGGCGTGTAGGTGTAGGAAGCCGTGGCCTGCGGAGTAGTGAAGTTGCTGCCGTTGAACTGCGACAGGTAGAGGGTGCCGGCCTCGTCGCCCAGGAAGACGAAGGCGCCATCGCTGGTGCGCAGGCCCGCGATCGTGGCAAAGCGGATCGAGCCGCCGGAGTCAGCCAGCGAGCCGCCCGTGACCTCGACGCGGTGGTGCGTCGGCAGCGTGATGGTGCTGATCCGCGCGATGCTGCGCAGCGAATCGTTCGTGCCTTTGGCAAGGTTGCCGCTGCGCTGGACGGGGTCACCCGCCGCGGTGACCGTGACGTAGGGCGACCCGATGGGGTTCGCATCGGCCCCGTCGAAGTTGTCGGAGTACAGGAGCGCCATGGCCGCCCTACTCCGCTTCGGCGCCGGCGATCACGCCGTCTTCGCCGTAGTTGTACTTGATCTTCTTGGCCGGTTGCTTGCTCTTGGCCTCGGCCATCGCGCCAGCCACGGCCTGTTTGACGATCTCGCGAATGAAGTCGCCCTGCTTGTTCTGGTCTTCGCGGGCGGCGATTGCCTGTTCCTTGCTGGCGTCGAGGTCCGCTTCGAACTGGATCTTCTCGCGTTCGAACGCGCGTTCTTCCTGTATCTGCTTCTGCGCGGCCTCGGCCTGCGCGGTCTGCATCTGCTCCAGGGTCTCGTCGGAAGGCACGGTCTTGTCGACGGGCAGTTCCATGGCGCTGGCCACCTCGCGCAGCAGCGCGGCGCGGTACTTCGCCGTGATGATCTGCGCGTCGATGGGGTTGGCCGTCATCGTCAGGAACTGCATGCGGCGCTGCTGGGCCGACTCGCGGATGAGGATCGCCGCGGCGCCGCGCGGCACCACGATGTTGTCGCCCTTGATGCTCTGGTCGGGGTTGTAGAGCATCTCGTTGTTGAAGGCGACGTTGATCGTCGGGGCGATCACGTTCATGTCCACGTTGCCGATGGCGCGCCGCAGACCCTTGGCCGCGTTGTTCATCAGCATCGACAGGCCCTGCGCGGTGTCGCCGGCGCCGGCGGCCACGCCGTTGCCGTAGGTGTAGCGCGGCACGCCGGTCGAGTCGTCGGCGCGCGCCTCCCACTTCTCGTAGAGAAGCATGAGGTTATTCGTGTTGTCGGCGGCCTGGAAGAAGCCGATGCCGGGGTTCACGCCCTGCGTCGGATCGCTCTTCAACTGCCACAGCTTCCACGGGAAGATCTCCATGGTCTGCTCGCCGTCGGCCAACCGGTCGGCGTGCACCCAGACCATCGGCCCGGAGGCCATGCTCATGTTGTTGGCCTGTGCGCACGCGATCGCGTTGCACATCTGCTGCGGGGTGCTGGCCAGGTCCGGGATGCTGCGGCCCCAGAATGCGCCGGGGATCTCGTCGTAGCACGCCTTGAAGTACGGCCGGATGCCCATCGGGTCCGGATTCATGCGGGCGTAGAGGATGTAGCGGCCGCACAGCAGCACGTTGACCTCGTACTCCTGCGAGTCTTCCAAGTCGTCGGCCACGCCCCAGGCCTTGAGCTTCCACCCGGGCACGCTGCCCCAGTAGTTGAGCGCGTCGATGACGCCCGGGGGCGACAGCCACATGTAGAGCGTTTCCTGCTCCAGACGCTGCCGTTCGGCCTCGGTCCACAGCCAGCCTTCCAGGTGGCCGTTGCTGTAGTCGATCAGGGCCTGGTCGATCTGGTCGTCCTGGTAGCCCGGCACGCCCTTGAGGTCGTACAGTTCCTCGCGGCGGAAGCGCACGCGCTCGATGAAGTCGCCTTGCTGCGGTGAGCGCGACTGCGGCGCCGGGTAGGCGTCGAACGGGCTGACGCGCTCCCACGAGGGCGCCGGGTCGTTGCGGACGATGGGCTTGAAGTTCTCGCCCCACTCCAGCGTCTTGTGCCGGGTGTAGATCGGCCCCTTGAGGATCGCCGCCGGGTAGGTGACGAAGTCCTCGATGAAGGCGTCCATGGCCTTCTCGTAGCCGCCCTGGGCGAGCCGGTCGGCGATCTGCCGCTCCATGCGCTTGGCCCGGCGCGCGGCCGCATCGGCCATGGCCGTCTCGGCCTCGTCGCGCAGCTTCTCGCCCAACTCGCTGACCAGCTGCCGGAACTCTTCCGGCGCCATGACGCCGCCGCCGGCCTCGGCCGTCTGCTGCATCAGGGCCTGCGCCTGCTGGATGGCCTTGCCGACGATGCCCTTCTTGATCGGCAGCGGCAGATCGGGAATCGGCGTCGGCTCGACGCCCCACGGCTGCTCGCCGGCGGGCAGCAGGATCTCGCGGATCCAGGCCGACGCGGCGCGGCACTTGACCTCGGTCAGCGGCGCCCAGATCATGTTCATGCCGCCGAGCACCTGCTCCATCTGGGCCTGCTGCGCGGCGCTGTAGACGCCGCGGCGGGCCCGGAGGTCGGCCAGCAGCTTCATGTCGACCTTGACCTTGGACAGCTTGTTGCGCATCCAGGCCTGGCGCACGTGGCCGGCGAGCGCGGAGGCGGCCTGCCAGTGACTGTCCTCGTCGAACAGATCGGTGCCCTCGTCGGGCACCGTCGTGTCGCGTTTCTGCACCTCGGCCAAGCCGAGTTGCCGGATCAGCGGGTTGACCCCGGAGGTTGTCTTCGGCGGCATGGCCGACGCGAGGCCGCGCGGTTGCGGGGCCGAGGATGCGGTGGGGCCAAGGCGCGGGACAGCCATGGGCACGGATTATGCACAGGTTGTGCGATGGGGGACAAGCCGCTCTACCTCGACCACACCACCACGCGGCGCGGTACGGGCTTCACCCGGGCGATGGTGACCTTCCGGTCAATCAAGTCAGGAACGAACGACAGGGCCAACGAATCGGCTTTGTCGGGTGATTTACCCCCATTTTTTTTGAGATCCTTCTTACTCTGCAGCTGGATCCGGAACTTGGCGTCGTAGCCGTAATCCAGGCTGATGAGTTCTTCAGCAAGCCCGTCATCGTCCGGGATCTGCCCGTTCTCAAGGAAGTCGCGCATCTTGCCCCAGCATTCGGAGCGCTGGTTGAAGTACTGCTTGTCGTCCTTGGCCGGCACGCCCCAGGTGACCGGGATCAGCGCCGGCAGGCCCTGCATGCGGCGCAGCGCCGAGTCGAGGTCGGCACCGTTGCCGATCGCGTCGTACGCGATGCACGAGATCGGGCCTTCCTTGCGCACGATTTCGAAGATCCGGCTGGCCAGGTCGACGCCGTCGAAGCCCGACAGCGCGACTTGGAAGTGCACCTTCAGGCCCTGGCGCAGCGTGATCACCGAGAAGTCGTCGCCGAAGCGCGCCGGGTCGACGGCCAGAATCTTCGGATAGGTCTGGTACATCTGCGCCGTCAGGCGCCGGCGGCGGGCCTGGCTGACGAGCTCGGGGCTGATGAAGTTGGCGTAGCCGGCGCGCGGGAACTCGCCGCGCACGCGCACACGCACGAAGTCGCTGTCCTCGCCGTATTCCTCCACCCAGGCCGCGATCTGGCCCTTGTTGGTGAAGCTGACGGTGCGCGAGTCGACGCGCACGTAGGTGTTGCGCTTACCGGTCGTACAGTTCTTGAAGAATCTCCCGCTTGTCTTGGTCGGGTTGCCGTAGCGCAGCCACAGGATCTGCGTCTTCGCGTCGGTCAGCGCGCCCTCGGTCACGTCCCAGATCAGGTCGTCGATGGCTGATGCCTCGTCGAAGATCACGAGGATGCGCTTGCCCTGGTTGTGCATGCCGGCGAAGGCTTCCGAGCGTTCCTTCGACCACGGAATCTGGTCGATGCGCCACGTCTTCTGCCGGTCGGGGTCGCCGGCAATGAACAACGCCGTTGCGGTGAAGCTGAACAGCTGCCGGCCGATGAACAGCTGGTACCACTTGCCGAGTTCCGCCCACGTCTTCGTGCGCAGCTGCGTGTCGGTGTTCGCCGTCACGATGCCGCGCGTGTCGGCGCTGGTGCTGATCGCCCACAGGATCATCCACGACACCTCGGCGCTCTTGCCGATGCCGTGGCCCGAGGCGACGTCTTCCTCGATGACGCAGCCCTCTTGCCCGCCCTCGCGGATGGCCTTGCCGATGCGGGTCAGCTGCTCGCGCTGCCATTCCTCCGGCCCAGTCATGTCCTCCAGCATCGTGCCCTTCTCGCCCCACGGGAAGGCCCACTTGACGAAGCCCAGGGGGTCGTCGTGGAAGCTGGCGAGCTTGTCGAGCAACTCGCCGATCTGCGAGCCGGTGTAGGGGTCGGATGAGCGTCGGGTCTGATCCACAGGCACCTCGATCTTGAGCAAGGGGGGTGGCTCGGCGATGCTGCCGGCCACGTTGATGTTGCGCAGGTTCCCCCGGTTCATCCGCACCGGCTCGTCGCCGCGCATCGCGAGCAGGCGCATCTCGTCGGGCGCAGGACCCGGCTCGATGTGCTTCTTCCACAGCCCGGCCGACCACCGGTTGAGGGTGCGGAAGCCCTCCGGCCGCGGCCCGTGCCAACCCTGCTTGTGGTTGTTCGGGCCGGGTCCGGTCATTGCGGCTTGCTAGCGACGGTGAACGCCTCGATGCGAAGACGCAGCATGTCTTGGTAGCCGGCCATGAACGCCGCCTGCGCGCGCAGCCGCACCTTCTCAGCGTCGGGGAGACCGAGGAACGTCGTGGTGCCGAAGAACGCGCCCAGCTTGACCACCTTCTCGGTCAACTCGCGAAGCTCGTCGATCACCCGTTGCTGATGCGGGGCGAAGTCCACGGCCGGTCCTCTCAGCGCAGGGTCGAGCGCTGGGTCGCCAGCAGCGTGGTGCTCACGTCGCTCTCGTCGCCCAGCGCCTGGTACTCGGCCATGCCCTCGTAGGTCTCGCCGTTGCGGCCCGTGGAGGGGTAGCCCTCGGCGGCCGGCACGGCGCGGCGCTGCGCCGGCGGCATGTGCTCGACGACCTCCATGGCGCGGTCCTTGCCGGTCAGCAACGAGGCGCCACGCGTCTGTCCGACGCCGGTGGCTTGCGCGCGGAACTGCTGGGGGTCGATGGCGCGCGGCTTGTGGGTGGTGGAGTCACCAAATTTCATCGTCGTTCTCCGGTGGTTCAGGGGAAGCGAACGTGTCCGTGGCGGGTTCGTCCTGCACCAGCACGCCCTCCCCGATGATACGCGCCTCGGTGTCGGCCGACGAGTCGGTCACGACGGCGCGCGGCGCCGGGTACGTGGCGTCGTCGATGACCTCATCGACGGGCGGCGGCTCGCCGACGCGCCGCTTGGCGGCGTTGAGCCGGTCGGCCAGCGCCGACGCCAGCATGTTCACCCCGTCGTCCTCGGCGCCGACGATCTTGAAGTGCCGCGCGAACAGGGTCAGGGCGGCGAGCTTGTCGACGCGCTTGATCTTCTTGACCGTGACGCTCTCGACGGTGGGGTTGCCGTCCTCGTCCTTCACCAGCTTGTCGCGCACTTCGACTTCGATCTGGGTGATGGTGCGGGCCACCTCGTCGGGCAGCGCGTGCACCGGGATGAGGTTGCCGTCGGCGTCGAAGAGGTCCGCGGCGTTCTGGAAGGCTGCGTACGCGAGTTCCTGCTTGACGCGCTCGGCGGTGACGCCGATCTCGCGGAACTGCTGCGCGTTGATGAAGCGGATCCGGTCGACCACGTCCTGGTCGTTGAGCAGCTTCTTCGCCGTGACAACGGTGACCCCCGCGAGGCGAGCCGCTTCGGCCCTGGCGCCGCCGCACGCAACATAGTGCTGCACGAAGGCTTCGTATTTCGGTTCGGACAGTGCGAGTGCACCGGGGGGCTGCTGGGCGGTTTGGATGGCGTGGTTCACGGTTGATCAAGAATCAGGTTTCGGTTGCCGGTTTTCGGTTGCCGGTTTTCGGTTGCCGGTTTTCGGTTCGTATGTTGAACGTGCTGATTTTTGCAAACAAAGTCAAATTTGCAAAAATCCCCAAAAATTTTGTCCGGGTGGGGCCCCAGGAGGGGGTGGAGGGGCTTGCGCAAAAGGGGGCCTCCCCCTACCCCCACCCCCTCTTTTCCTGGCGAACTTCTCCAGCGCGCTTTTCCTGGCGCGACATACGCCCCGGTCCCCGAGCCCCGACCGCTGCAGGCCTGGCCCGCCAAGCCGAGCGCCCGACGAGGCGCCGCGGGTTATCCACAGTCGGGGGACAACGGTTTTCAAGGCGTCACGGGGTGCGAGCGGCGATAACGGGCGTTATGTCTACTCTGCCAACTAGTGTTGTGGTGGGGGCAGCGGGATGTTATCCACAGCCTGCGCGATGCTGGCGCGTAGCCTGGTGTTCCACTCGCGGATATGGTGCGCGCAGCCTGCGACTGCCGAGACCCAGTTTGTATTGCGGATGGCGGCTTCGATGCTGGGCGAGGTGGGCATTTTCATAAGAGAATCAAGCACTTGCGCGGTGCAAGCTTTCGCGAGCTCGACGGGATCAGCGACCGGCGCAGCGCTGCGCCAGCTGGCGGCTTTCGTCAGATTACCTCCAAAATCGAACAGAATCCCGCCAATTTCCGGGCTATCACCCTCCAAACGGTGAAGATTGGCCATGAATTTTCCACGTGGTGAAAGACTTAGACAGTATATTGCATAAGCGCAGGGAAAACAAGCAAAAAATTGCTAATCGAATTTTGTGTGTCGGCTATCGCCGGGCGCTGTGCCATAGTTTTTGACTATCCCAGAGGGCTATCGGTGCTGTCGTTTTAATAGTTTGTGGCTAACGTGCAGAAATTTTCACGTTTGAGGGGGTCCGATCTACAAAGTTTTCCGCTTTTCTTTGCAGGTTTCTGCGCCGATACTCTAGCCATCGCAACTGGAGACCTACATGCTGCATCGCATCCCCGCATCGTTCACTGACAAGCGCACAGCGCAAATCGCGCTCACTGAGTTTCGCAAGCGCTACCGCATCGCGCTGCGTGGCGCGGTTGTCATCGGCCCGGATTATTTCGGCGCCTATTACCTGCACGTGCCTCTCGGTGGCACGGGCTTCTCCGCCGCTGAAATGGCATCTGCGCTGCGCGCAGGCAACTACTGAGGATTGACACCATGCAACGCCCCCTGACACCCGAATTCACTTTCGCGGGCTTCACTTTCCCGCGCTACGTGGCAACCCTAGCGATTGGCATCCCTGCACTCCGGCGCCAGCGCGAACTCCGCAAGGTCTGCGGCGGTTACTTCCATGCGCCGCGCCCGAACGACAACCGCGGCCGCGGGTTCTACCTCGGCGATGCCGGCATGCCCTGCGAGCGCTGGGAGTGGGCATCCGACACTGAGTGGTACTGCGACGAATTCGGAGACCAAACCATGCGCGGGCTCATCCTGCGCCTGCCTCACGGCCGATTCCTCGCGGGCTACAGCATGGGCGAGGGTATGTCCTCCGCAGTCTCTGCCACTGTCTACACAGACGAGGACGAAGCCCGCGCAGCTGCAGACGAGGAAGCCCGCTGTGTCGCAGAGTCTGAGCGCGAGTATCAGGAATCCGAGCGCGCTCGGCTTGACGAAGAAGAGCGCGAAGCCGCGCTCAATTCTGAAGACTAACCCCTACTCACTGGAGACCTACACCATGCCCACTATCACGCAAGCTCAACGCGACGAAGCCCGCGCCGAACTCCGCGCCATGCTCAAGCCTGGCCAGACTGTTCACACCAAGCTCAATCACTGCTCGCGCTCCGGGATGATGCGCGTCATCGATCTGTTCATCATCGAAGACAACGAACTGCGCCGCATCACGTGGCAAGCATGCCGCGCCACTGGCACCACGTACAACGAAAAGCACGAGGGCATGCGCATGGATGGCTGCGGCATGGATATGGGATTCGCGGCCGTGTACGACCTCGGGCGCAGCCTGTGGCCTGACGGCACGCCTGAGCCGCACGGCACGCGCAACGGCGAGCCCGACCGCGATGGCGGATACGCGCTCAAACACCGGTGGCTCTGATGCTGCGCCTCGCCCTCGCCCTCGCGCTTGCCCTCGCATGCGCGAACCCTCCCAGCGATCCCGATACCGCCGAGTGCATCACGGATAGTTGCGTCGGGTGCATCGATGACTGCCTTACCCCTCAAGCGGAGGACTGACAACATGCAATTCACCATCATCCGCCCTGACGGCCGCCGCGAGGTGCGCCAGCACACGCCCTACGCCGTCAAGCAAGCGGGCCCGCAAGAATGGCACGCTATCGACCCGCGCGACGGCCGCCTGTTGGCCCGCGACTTCGTGAGCGCGGAACACTTGCGCCAGTCGTGCGACTCGCGCACCGAGCACGTCAGGTACGTCAACGAAGGGGAGTGACTGCCATGCGCCCCGTTTTTATCCCCTGCACCTACGCCGGCAAGCCTGCCGTGCTCGATACGAAAACCCGGGTGTTCTACACCTGCGCCACCTATGCGCGCGCCCGTGAGTGGGCCCGCGAACTCAACGAAGGGAAGTAACCGCCATGCCCGCTCATATCGACTACGGTGCCCACGTGCGCATCTACGATTACCCCAAAACCGCTGACCGCTACACCATCTTGCCCCCGCGCACCGCGGGTGACGACTGGCGCGGCCGCGGCCGTGACTGGCTCGGCATCGCGGCATCCGCGCATCCGTTTCACCCGCAGGGGTTCGGCCAACATATCGAGGCTGCCGCGGGCTCGCATCTCGGCAAGCGCCTGCACTGGCACGAACTCCCCGCCGACGTGCAGCGCTTCGCGCGCCAGACTTTCCCGGCCGCCTGGCTGCCTCAATCGGAGAACTGACACCATGCCCGCACCCGAACAAATCGCCGTGATGGCGAAGCATTACGTGATCGCTGCAATCTGGGCTGAGTGCCCGGAAGGCACGCGCCCGCGCGCCACGGCCGCCGCACACGCGCATGCGCTCAAGGTCTGCACCGCCTTTGCCGAGCTCGCAGGCCCGCTACTGGAGGGAGCCGTCACGCGCGACGGCTACGGCTCGCATCCCGACTGCGGCACGGTGCACCCCGCCTACGCGGCTGCCGGGCATGACCTGTGGCTCACTTCGCAGGGGCACGGCGCCGGCTTCTGGGACCGCGAGCCCTTGCAGGCTGGCCAGCTGGGCGAGCGCCTGAGCAAGCTCGCCGAACACTTCCCGGTCGCCGCGGAGTTCTATCGCGGCTGGCTGTACCTCTACGGGGGGTTGCCCCGTGGTTGACTTCTTCCGTCTCATCTTCCGCGGCCTCGCGCTTATCCTCGCGTTTCTCACGCTGAGCACCGTCGCCTACATCCACCACGAACGCGAAGCCCGCAAGCATCGCCGCCACTCGGAGCACTGAACATGGATCAAACTTACCCCTACATGATGCGCGCCGCCTACAACGTAGAGGTAGGCGCCCCGCGCAACGGACGCCCCGGTTACCGCTGGGTGCAAGGCTGGATAGTGCGCTACGGCCCTGACCGTGAATCCATGCCGATGCGCCGTCGTGACGCAGTGGCCGCCTTGCGCGAAGCGCGCGACGCGAAAAAGGCCTGACCATGCGCCGCCACCTCGCCTACATCCTGACCGCGCTCAACTCGATCCTTTGGGCGTACATCCTCGCCACCCTCTCACGGAGCCTCTAGCCATGCCCACATACACCCTTCTCGACTCTGATACCGTCACCGCGCCCAGTGGCGCCACGCTCTACCGCATCCAATACGCGGACGGCACACGCGGCGGATACCTGCAGTCAACCGCGAACCTTAGTTCAAGAGGCAGCGCACGGGTCTCCGGCAACGCGCAGGTCTTTGGCGACGCGCAGGTCTCCGGCGACGCGTGGGTCTCCGGCAACGCGCAGGTCTCCGGCGACGCGCAGGTCTCCGGCAACGCGCAGGTCTCCGGCAACGCGCAGGTCTCCGGCGACGCGCAGGTCTCCGGCGACGCGCAGGTCTCCGGCAACGCGCAGG